CAACACACCAAATCTCATATTCTCACCATTCTGACAAACATACTTGTCATAATTGTGAAAATAAATTTTAGGAATATATTGGTCAAACATTGAAGAAGAAATTGGCTCATCAATTTTAGCGTCAAGAAACTGTTTCTCAATAATTAACTGATGATTTACTGTAATTCCATATAAACGTTCCATAAGATAGCGTGTACCATATTTAATTTCAGGTATCTTTGTAACTGGAAGAAAACTAAACATGTTAAACAAGCTAGATAAATACGTAATAGAAGTATAAGTCATAAATTTATATGAAGCAGTAACATCAGTAAGTTGAGATAACAATACATGACAAAGCGGAGTAATTAAAGGACAAGCTGGAAATTGATAAAGGCAACATAAAAGTTTACCCTTCAACAATTCTTTTAATAATCGTGGTTTAGCATTTAAATACATTGCTGTAGTCCAACCTAACTGCAAAATGACTTTATACGGATTAGCAATAACCTGCTCATCATCAATATCAAAAATCATTCCACAAAAGGAAGCTTCAGACAATGTTTTTACTACATCCATTTTCACTGTAAGACCCAATCTAGTGAAGTCTTCAACAGGTGGAATACTAGTAACACCAAACAAGCCATCATCGCCTTCAACAACACCATCGCTTTCAATTTCATGTATATAACAAACAAACAACATAAACATTAAATTTGAAAAACCGTTCCCAAGAGATGTATTCATCTCACCAGAGAGACGTAAACATTCTATGACCACCAAAATTTCACCCAAAGCTAAATACTGTTCACCACCAATGAATTCTTTAACCATAAACATAAAATCATCATGGCATGCTAAATTTGAAGTCATATAATCATATAACTCAAATTCACAACCTTCCATCAATTCTCTTATAAAATGGGATTCAAACTGGGAATGATCAGTACACACATAATGAGCATACTTAGTTGGTATCATATCCTTTATATATGTTACTCTCTCTTTAATTGGGACATGTTTAATAAACCATTTAAGTTTAAAAACAGCGGTTTCAATAAGTTTAAAAATAGGGCCAACTAAAGTCTTAAAACCATCACATCTTGAATTAATTATGCGGGCATGCTTATAGTCAATATACGATTCATCTTTAACGAACGATTTCACGGAGGC